GCTCAAAGCCATTGCCGCTGGTGCGCGCAGCACCTATTCGAGCGTGGCCCGCAGCTACGACGGCACCTATTCGGCGCAACGCCAGGAGCTGGTCGAGGGCCAGCTTGGCTACGACCTGCTGCAGCACGAATTCATCGACTACTGGTGCCGGCCGGTGTACCGCGCCTGGCTGCGTATGGCGGTCATGAGCGGCCACCTCAAGCTGCCACCAGACGTTAACCCCCTGACGCTCTACGGCGCGTTTTATCAGGGGCCTGTCATGCCCTGGATCAACCCAGTGCATGAGGCGACCGCGTGGGAGCTTCTGGTCAAAGCCGGCTTTGCCGACGAGGCCGAGGTGGCGCGCTCGCGTCAACGCAATCCCTCGGAACTCAAGGCATCCCGCACGGCGGAAATCCAGCAGAACCGGGAGGCCGGGCTGGTTTTCAGCTCGGATTACTACCACCAGACCTACGGGGTAAAGCAAGGAAATGAACCAACCGATGGCAACAACGAGCCCGCCGATGTGGATGGCTCCACAAGGGTCGACGGGGCCGGTAACCAATCCGGCGAGTAGCTGGTACAGCATGCGCGCCGGCGTTCAAGTCGGCAGCGTAGAGCTGGACCTGTTCGGTGAGATCGGCGCCGAGGGGATTACCGCGCAGCAGTTCGCCAACGACCTACGCGCCCTCGGTGACGTGTCACAGATCAACTTGCGCCTCAATTGTCCAGGCGGCGCGGTGTTCGAGGGCATGGCCATCTACAACCTGCTCAAGCATCACAAGGCCCGCGTAGTCGGCACCGTCGTGGCGCTGGCGGCAAGCATGGGCAGTGTGGTGCTGATGGCTTGCGATGAGCGCCGTATACCGGCTAATGCCATGATCATGGTGCATAAGCCCTGGGGTATTCAGGGCGGCAACGCTGAGGCCATGCGTAGCTATGCCGACCAGCTGGACATGTTCGGGGCCAGCATGATTGCTGCCTACACCGACAGAACCGGCAAGACCGCCGAGGAAATCGACGGACTGCTGAGCGCTGAAACCTGGATGACCGGCACCCAGGCTGTCGCCTTGGGCTTTGCCGACGTACTGCTGGACCCGGTCGAGGCGTTCGGCAAAATCACTTCCAACCGTTACAAGGATTTCATCAACATGCCCACTGCTGCCCAACAGTTCTTTGCTCCCCATGGTTCGACCACCGTCGTTCCTCCCGCGACTCCACCAGCCACCCCGCCACAGAACCCTGTCGAAACCGTCGAGCAAATCCAGGCGCGGGTGCTGGCCGCCGACGCCACGCGCCGTACCAGTATCACCGCCGCGTTCGCCCCGTTCGCTGCGCATGCTGCGTTGCGCGACACCTGCCTGAACGACACCAACTGCACCGTCGAGCAGGCCAACGCCAAGCTGCTGGCCGCCATCGGCCAGGCGACCACCCCAACCGGCTCGCTCGGCCACCCTGGTCATGTCTCCAACGGCAACCTGGTGGGCGACTCGGTGCGCGCTTCGCTGTACGCCCGTATCGGCCTCGGTGAGCTGCAGCCGGACAACCGCTACAACAACATGAACCTGCGCGAGCTGGCTCGTGCTTCGCTCGATGGTCGCGGCATCAACGTGTCGAGCCAGAATATCGTGAACATGGTCGGCATGGCCTTCACCCACAGCTCCAGCGACTTTGGCCGAATCCTGATGGATGCCGCTTCCAAGTCGCTGCTGGAGGGCTGGGAGAATGCAGAGGAAACCTACCATCTGTGGACCAAGAAAGGTCGTCTTGGTGACTTCAAGATTTCCAACCGCGTAGGCCTGGGTCAGTTCTCGTCGCTGCGTGAGGTGAAGCCGGGGGCGGAGTACAAGCACATCACCCTGGGCGATACCGGGGAAACCATCCAGCTGGCCACCTACGGCGAGATTTTCAGCATCAACCGCCAGGCCATCATCAACGACGACCTCGACGCGCTGACGCGCATTCCAGCCCTGATGGGACAGGCGGCGCGGGCGACCATCGGTGATCTGGTGTATGCCCTTCTGATCGACAGCCCGAAGATGAGCGACGGGAAACCGCTGTTCGATGCGTCCCGTAACAACCTGTTCGGCGCTGGTTCCAAGCTGTCGCTGGAGGCCCTGAGCGCGGCCAAGACCGCTATGCGCCTGCAGCAGGCTGTCGTGGCCAAGGGCGCCAAGTCCCGACCGCTGAACATCCAGCCGGCCTATGTGATTACCCCGGTGGCGCTGGAAGACAAGGCCAAGCAGATCATCAACTCGGCATCGGCACCGGGTACTGACAGCAACGCTGGGATTGATAACCCGATTCGCGGTTTCGCCAAGGTGATCGGTGAGCCCCGCCTGGACGCGGCATCTGCCAGCGCTTACTACATGGCGGCCAAGCAGGGGTCGGACACTATCGAAGTGGCCTACCTGGACGGCATCGAGCAGCCGTATTTCGAGACGCATGAAGGCTTTACCAGCGATGGCATGGCCACCAAGGTGCGAATCGACGCCGGCGTCTCGGCGCTCGATGCCCGTGGCCTGAACAAGTCGACCGGCGCGAACTGATCGCCCTGGCGTTACCCATAACACCCCGCGCTAGCGGGGTTTGTTGTTTCTGGAGCATGAGAAACCATGAGTACTAACTATGTGAGCAACGGCAAGACCGTGACCCTGCCGGCACCGACTGGCGGGTCTGTCGCTGGTATCCCGCAGGTGATTGGCGATCTGGCTGTAATTCCGCTGCAAAGCGGCTCTAAGGGCGCGTCCATTACCTACCACACCAGCGGCGAATGGGATGTGCCAGCCGCCGCCGGCCTGCTGGCTGGCAGCAAGGTCAACGTGCTGGACGGCCAACTGGTGCCGCCGGAAACCGCAGAGTCCAAGCCGTTCGGCAAGCTGACCGCTAACGTGGTCAACGGCTTCGGCACTGTACTGATCGTGCAGTGATGGCGCGGCCAAGCTTTCGCGAGCGCATGGCCGTCCTCAGTACCCGAATCCTTGATCGCGTGGGCGACCGCGCGACCTTGGAGGACGGTGCCGCGATCATGGGCACCTTCGAGAATCCTTTCCTCGACCCGCAGATGCGCGGCCGCAGCGGCAAGGGCCTGGCTAGCCAGGTCGACGCTGCCGAGCTGGGCGAGCCGCGTTACTCGGTGCTGGCTGACGTTGCTCAGCGCTTACCCCGTGACTCGGTGCTGACCATCGAACTGCCGCCCGCCGAGGGTGGTGGCCGCTATCGCGTGGTGCGCCCTGAGCCAACTGGCGACGGAATGGTTGCCCTAGTGCTGGAGGAAGACCATGAGCGAACCGCAGACATCCTCTGACGAGGTGGTGCCGAGCGAGCTGCGCGTACTGCATGAGGCGATGACCGTGACATTCACGGCCGCGCTACCGCAAATCGCGCATGTCGAGGCCTATCCGATCCTTAAAGAGGGCATGAAGCTGCCGGCGCTGCTGTACGCGGCGACGAACTTTGCCCCCGGCATCGATCCTGGGGATGGCCGTCTGTGCGTTACGATAACGTTTGAGGCGCTGATTCTGTTGGAGGCTAAGCGCGCCATGGCGCCGCTGCAGGCGGCCATTTTGGCGGGCAAGCTGATGCAGGTGCTTCACCAGCAATATTGGGGCCTCGACTTTGTCGGCCACACCCACGATGTGCAGGCCATGCCGGCAGAGGTGGTGCCTGAGCTGGCCCGTTGCGTGGGCTGGGCAGTGCAGTGGCGACAGGATGTGTACCTGGGGGACACGGCGTGGCCCTGGGAAGATCAGCCGCCGGGCTCGCTGCTCTTTGCCTTCGACCCGGACACCGGGCCGGGCAATGAACCCCTGTACCGGCCGCCGGAGGAACTTGCATGAGCTACGCCGTAGCGCAGCTCGACCGCATATTGGCCGGTCTGGTGATTCCTTGCTACGTGGTGGCTGTCGATCTGGCGGCCGCCCGGGTGCGCGTCACCGATGGGGGCGATTGGGTGAGCGCCTGGGTGCGCTGGCATGCCCTGGCCGCCGGCAAGGCCCGCCACTGGCGTGTGCCAAGCCTGGGCGAGCAGGGCGCGCTGATCAGCCCGAGCGGTGAGCCCGCCCAAGGCACGTTCGTGCCGGGCCTGTACGGCAACGCCGGCGCGCCGCCGGACAATCGCGACCATGTCGAGGCGTGGCGCTTCGATGATGGCGGCTCACTGGTCTACGACTGGAAGGCCAAAAGCTACACCATCACGCTCCCCAGCGGCACGGCCAAGGTCAAGGTCGGTGGCAGCGAGGTGGTCGTTACGGATAACGCGATTGTCGCCAAGTCCGGCACGGTCACCATCAACGGTCCCGTCACCATCAACGGCACGTTACTAGTAACGGGCGATATCAACGGTGGCGGCCGAATCATCGACACGGCCGGTAACACGGCCAATCACAAGCATTGAGAACGTCATGAGCCAACTTGAAACGCTGCCGGCGAAGCCTGACCGCTTCACGGTGGCCAAGCTGATCGAGCAGCAGATTGACCAGGTGTATGGCCGCTTTCGCATGCGCCAAGCCTGGGAGCGCGTAATGGCCAACATCGAGCCGGCCGAGATGGCCGAGGGCATGTGTATGGCCCTTTCGCACGGCGGTTTCACGCGCAAACAGGCGGCGCCGCAGGTCACGCTGAACATCTCGGGCAACGTCGACCCCCAGGTGCTGGTCAGCACGCTCAAGAGCGCGCTGACCGGTGGCCGGGCGGCGACCCTGTAACCCCACCATCCACCCATAAATGCCCGCTTTTGCGGGCTTTGTCATTCCTGGAGGGCCTATGGCTACCAAGAAACCCACGGACGCCGAGCCCCGCTCGCTGGCGTCGGTGACCTACCGCGACTCCGTTTTCACTTCCCGCGTACTGATCGTGGGTGAGCGGCAGCTGAGTGTGGCCGCTGGCAAGCTGCAGGTCGACGAGGCCGACGCCGAAGCGCTGGCCTACCTGGAAGCGCACGCCGACTTCGAGCGCCTGCCGCCGGCGGAGTAAGGCCATGATCGGGCTGGATCGTCGCACCGGGCAGCCGCTTTCCGGCGTTGCCCACCTGAAACAGTCCAT